TCTATCGAAATCCCGTTGTCGTTGAAAGAACCGTTCATGATTAAACTGTCCCGGGACCGGATTAATCCGGTTGCGAGACTGATGTTTCATGAACATAAGATTCTCTTCACGAACCCAAGTAGGGGGATCCTTCAGACAATAAGTCTGTTGGAATTCCACGTACAAGGGGACATGAAAGCGCCTCCAGAAGGAGGCATCATCGATAATGGGGTTCGACGGACCATAAGCATTCTTTAGACTCATACCATACAATAAATTGGAGGTACAAATAATGATAGGGGAACAGAATTTCTGACCCTTCTCTTCTAAAGAAGCCATTGGGACGACGTATGGACAACAGGAAACCAGAGTCTGGAATTCCTTTATATCGTGTCCATCTGTGGCCTGACCTAGATCATCAAAGATGACAATAGGTTGACCACAGTATCCGTCCCAATGTTCAACATGGCACGTCCTTTGGTAAGTGAGTTTTTGTCTTTCCACGCCCGGGAAGAGGGAGGAGAGTTCGCTAACAATTCGATTGATTTGCGTACTCTTACCCATCCCAGGCTGTCCAAATAAACCAATAACTAAGGGTTCCATCCGATCCTCAGGGTCCTCTTTTGAAGAGAGATCCTGAAGACGCTGATGGAAAACTAGGTCTCCTTTAACTCCTCCGCTAGCGCGAGGGAAGGCAAAGGATGCTTTGTTAGTTGGAAAGAATCCATGGTTAGCCGAGTAATACTTGGCCACATGCTTTCCAAACTCCCGTCCTTTCTCTTCGAGAAGAGAAAGGGTTATATGAGACAATCCTCGATGAGGAGCGCTCAACTGGTCCCTATGCTTTATGAGGGTATCCAAGATAAATTCTTCGGGTACCTCTTGACACAGGGATTTGGACTGAAGACAAGAAAAGCTGAACCTCACCAATTCTTCTCGAGAAAGGGATTTGTTTATCTGATTCCAGACTTCGGTCGGGAATAAGGAGATAAACTCCCCTTCGGGAAGCTCGGTTTGGTTCATTGCTTTACTCACCATGAGACAGAGAGAATTTTTCAAACACTTGATCAGGGACTTCTCATCATAATCTTTTTTCACAAATTGTGAATAGATGTGGAG